AGATTCCAGACGAGGAATAATATTAACTTATATCCAACTTTAAAAACAGCTAACTTTAATTAGTTAGCTGTTTTTTCGTAACCATTGGTCATAGTTCATTTTTTTGAACCCGCGATCTTTAAATTCCCCAACTGATTTGAATCTATCTTTAGATACTTGTTCAGTCATGTAGCTCATGACATAGGATTCTTCATCTTCGTCGGAATACTCATTACTTTTTCTATTCGGAGTCTTAGTGTTTTTAGTTCGTAATTCTTTATTATCTGACCAATCATTTCCCAGATCAAATTCACTAACATCTGCATCTACTTTTAAGGAATCAGCATAGGTTTTATCTCGTTTAGCTTTTATTTGCTTCCAACGATTCACGAATTCTTGATATCCTCTTCTAAGATCTGGTAACATTCCGCGATATTCATCAAAACCAGCTTCATGATCCTTTGTTAATCTTTTGTTTTTGGACTCCTTAGATGTTCTATATTTTTCATTTTGAAGCCAATTATAATATTCCGCAAATGCCTCCCAATTACTCGGATCTTCTCCTAATACTTCTTTTAATATGTTTTCGTTATAGCCGGGAAAGTCTGAAGATGTTTTTCCTCTGGGTAATAGATCATTCTTCAAAAAATCAAAAAATGGTAAGGCAGTTTCAGGAACAAACTCTACAAAATCATTTATAACGTTTTCAAATTCTTCTCTATCTATACCAGAGTCTAAAAATATTTCAAAATCATCATATAGATCCGTCAAAATATTGCTACCGTTATTTTCATTTTTAATAGCTGCCAGTGATATTAATTCTTCTTCGGAAAGTGGGTCTGGTAACATATCATTTATTGTGGCAATTCTATCAAACATTCCCACATTAAACTGTCCAGCCTTTTCGAAATTTATACCCAACATGTTGGACATGAGTTTTTTCAATGCTATATAAGACTCCAAATTGAATAAAATTCTAGTTATATTTTCAACTTCTTGATTATATACATCAGACGAACCAGATGCCCCCTCAATATATTTGGGATTTTTTCTCATGGCTTCCGCTTTGTGAAGTTGATGAATTTTGGTTATAAGGGGTCTGATTTTTTGACTAGCTGCATGAATATCTTCAATAGATTTCCCCCCATGGACAGCTTGTAATTTTTGATCCTTTAGTCTTCCACTACCAGTATCAGATGATCTATTATGTTTTAAATAAAATAAAATATTTTGAGGATTTAATAATTCATTGGTGAATTCGGGGGATGATACCTTCTCGGGGTTTTCACTAGCCCATTTAGCAAATCCTCTTGATAGTAATTCATTGGGAGAAAACCCAGTTGCAGTTGCGGTTTTATCGGTTATACCTAATAATTTCAAGGCGACAAGTGGGATACTATCTTTGATAGCATTTATTATCTCACCACTTTTAGTTTTACCTTTTATAAACCCACCCGCTGTCATACGTTCACTTGTATCGGATTTAACATCTATTCCTTCAAAATCGGCTATAGTGCTTATAATATATCTATATACTCTATTTTGCACATTACCCGCATAACCGGGGACGTATGTTTTTCCTTGTTCACCTGTTTTAGTGTCCTGATCATCCATTTCTCCCCCGGCTTTCATTACACTTCCAATTTTCTTAATGTAATCTGACATTTTAGCTCCAGTCTCACCAGTTAAG